GGTACGTATTTTCTTTTATGATACATGTATAATAAATAGACTATACAACTAACTATATTTATACCACTATGGCGTCACAAGCAGAGTTAAGAAGATTAGAGAACGAGCAGGCTGCAGCTGATCAAGCAAAAAAGATTGGCAAGGATACAACCTCTTTTGCGCCTGATTTTGCCTATATTGCTTCTAAATTTGAAAGCGGAAAATATAACGTCAAGGGATTATCATACCCTGAAGACTTAATGTCGTCTCCGCAATATTTCGATAGCCGTGTTATATTTTATATTAATACATCAGTTGACTCGCGTATATTCGATCCACGTAGATCTGGTTCTACATCACTTGAAACAGTAGAAGGTGTTCAACGCGATATACGTGCTCAGTTCGTCGGTCAAAGGGTATCTAGTGTACAAGCTGGAGGAGCAGCAACCGCGGCTGGCGCATTAGGTGGTACTGCAGTAGGCAGTGCGTTAGGTTTAAGTGGTGGCGGTTCAGCAGTTGCTGGTGCAGTATTAGGTGCTGGTGGTGCTACTGCAATTGCTCTCTCAGCAAATAACGCTGAATTACCCGAAGGCCAAGTTAGAGAACCTACATTTACTCGTCCGCAAAGAAGACTTAAGGCTGCAATTGCTCTCTATATTCCAAATCAATTATCTGCAAGATATTCTGCATCATGGGGAGAAGAAGATACAGCAACATTTTCAATGCTAGCAAAAGTTGGAAGTGAAATCGGCAAAACTCTAACTGGAGATGGAAATATTAAAAGAACTGGTGGAGTTGCTGGAGAAATTATAACAGCATTAGCAGTTAATGCTGCACCTTTTGGCAAAGAAATGGCATTGGCTGCAGGATTGGCTGCTAATCCTAAAAAAGAACAAGCATTTAAGAATGTTGATTTTAGAACGTTCACATTTGAATATCAGTTTGCTCCTCGCTCGGAAACAGAAGCACTAAGCGTTCAGAATATTATTAGAGCGTTTAAATATCATATGCATCCAGAGTTTAAAAGCTCTGATGCATTTTTGTACATATATCCGTCTGAGTTTGATATAGTTTATTATAAGGGCACCGACGAAAATCTTAACATTCATCGTCATACTTCTTGCGTTCTCACTGAAATGAATGTAAACTATACGCCCAATGGTGTGTTTAATGCGTTTCCAAACGGTATGCCAACTCAGATAAACTTAACACTCACCTTCAAAGAACTTATGCTTCTATCGAAGGAAACAATCGAGAAATACACCTAATATGTACTTCAAACAATTTCCACAAATATATTATGATTTTCCAAAGGCAAATTCTGATAATGTTCTTCAGATTTTAACTGATATTACTACTAATGTCAGAGTTAGAAAAGAGGTATTGGAAAATATAACTATATACGACGAATATGATATTCAAGAAGGTGAAACGCCGGAAATGATAGCAGAAAAAGTATATGGTAATCCAGAATTACATTGGGTTATTATGTTAGTAAATCAACGATATAATTATTTAGATGACTTCCCTTTGACTAATTTAGAATTGGCACAATTGTGTATTGATAACTATGGTGAAAATAAAATATATAACATTCATCATTATGAAAAAAATGGAATTGTATCCGAAGCTATAGCTTCATTGAAATTTCCAACTAATGTGTACTCATCGTTAAATATAAATGATATTATAACATGTACTACTTCAGGAGTAGTAGCCAAGATTACTGGGCTTGGAATTTCGAATGTTAGAATAAGTGGTTCATTAGGTGATGGAAGATTTGAATGTGACTCTACTGCACTTTCAGTAGGTCAAACAATTACTATTACTGGAACTAATCTTGGAACTGGGATTATTAATGGATATAGATCAGGTAACGTATATAAAATACTTGAGACAAACGGTAGCACATATTTTAAGTTAGTAACTACTATAGACACACCAATAACAACAAGTCAATTGTCTGGTGCAAATTTTACTGGATTAATTTTTTCGACTTCAGGAGTATCAACTGCTCAAATTCTAATTGAAAAGGGAATACTAAGTACTGGAGAATTAGTGTCAATAAATGGAGTAAGGTTTATTGAATTAAACAATAGATATGAGTATGTTGGTGTTGGAAGTTTTATAGTTGGCGCTAATGCATTTGAAGTAAGTGATACGTATAATCCAATAACAAACACAGAATTTGAAACTCGAAAGAATGAATCAAAGCGAAGAATAAAACTTCTCTCTTCTAGACTTATAGATCAGTTTATAAAAGAGTATCAAATACTTGTGACGCCATAACATGGAAAATAGTTCTAACTTAAGATTTGCAGGTGATGTAACATTAAGACAAGTGAGACTTCACTCTCTTAATGGTCAAGTTGCAAATATAATTAATCAGATAGAAAGTATATCGATTTATGAAGATATATTTTCTAGTTTTATAACACTTTCTATAGTACTAAGAGAATCTGTAGATTACTTAAATCTTTTTCCATTTATGGGAGAAGAATATATTGATGTTGATATAGTTACACCTGGAACGGAAAAACCCATAGTTGGTAAGTTTTACATTTATAAAATAGAAGATCGTGAATACACTTTAGAAAGAGAAGTCGTATATATTATAAAAGCTATATCAGAAGAATTTTTAAACGATGCTAATACTAAAATTAGTAAAGCTTATTCAGGAAATATAAGTGAAAACGTATCTAAGCTTCTTGGAAAAGAAGGATTAAATACTAAGAAAAAAAAATTAGTACAAGCCACATCTAATACCAATATGTTCGTTGCACCATTTTGGTCTCCTACAAAATGTATTAATTATCTCTGTACAAATGCAATTAGTCAAAAGAAGTCTCCTTCATACCTATTTTATGAAAATAGAGAGGGGTTTAATTTTAAAGCTATAGAAGATTTACTTTCTGATAGGACATACCATACTTTTATTAAAGATAATTATACAAGAACAGAAATAGATCAAAGAGGTGGAGTTGGTAGTGTAAAGGATCCAAATCAAGATTATAAAAGGGTTATGTCATTAAGCATTCCAGTTGTCTCAGATTATATGAACGATATTCAAACTGGTAGATTAAAATCTAGAATAATTACACATGATATCCTAACTAAAAAATATACAGTAAAGGATTATTCTGTTAAGAAAGATCCTATACCAGCTACATTGCTTAATCCCAATCCATCTTATTCGAAATACGCTACGTCAAATAATGCTAGTACTATGATTGTGATGCCAAGATATTATAATAATTTTAGTAATTTTATTGATGTTACTAATGCTAAAACTGTGCAAAAAAGAATGTCTTTTTTTCAAAATCTAAATAAATTTAGAGTTACTATAGAAGCAATTGGTAGAACTGACTACACTATTGGGCAAATAGTAGAATTAAATATACCTAAAGCCGGAGTTATTGCAATTACAGATTCAGACACTCGTGATTTAATGTTATCAGGACGTTATTTAGTGTCAGCAATAAGCCATTATATAAACAAAGAAAGTCATATGTGCACCTTAGAGCTCATAAAGAATTCTACATTAGTTGATTTAAGTAGGACGTAATATGCTATATACTGGATGCGTTGAAAATAGAAGAGATCCAATGAGACTTGGCCGATGTCAAGTTCGAATAGTCGGTATTCATACACACGATAAAACATTACTACCTACTACAGATCTTCCTTGGGCATATCCCATGCAGTCTATAACATCGGCTGCAATAAATGGAATTGGGCAATCTCCTGTTGGTGCTGTAGAAGGATCTTGGGTAGTTGTAATGTTTAGAGACCCAGATGAATTACAACAACCAATAATACTTGGCACTGTTGGTGGCATACCTCAACGAGAAAATAAAGCAATTGATGAAGATGAAGATGACTCTATTTCTATAGATGGTACTGCGCAAAGAGTGGAATTAACACCAAGAGGAGATGTACTAGTAGATGGCTCTGGTAATGCAGTAACTGATGGAAATGGTAATCCAGTTACTACAGGCACAGCTACACAGACTACAACTACACAGACTACAACTACACAAAGGTCTGAGCCTAGACTCATTGATTCTAAACCAGGAGTCCCTCCCGGACCAAGAGCAAAGCCAGGAATAGATGCTCTTAATAAAGCTATGGACGCAACAGGTTTCACGGGTAAATACGGCCGAGCATCTCTACTTGCAATTGCGGGTGGCGAGTGTGGATGGGTTCCACAACAAGAGGGTTACATCTATACGGCTGAAGCTCTTCAAGCCGTATTCGGAAAAACGTTTGGAGGAAAGCCTGAATTAGCTCAGAAATATGCACGTTGGAAAGGAACTCGCGAATCATTCTTTGATTTCGTATATGCGCCCGAGAATAACGGATGGCAATTGGGAAATACACAACCAGGTGATGGTGGAAAATTTTATGGTCGTGGATTTATTCAATTAACCGGTCGTGGAAATTATACAAAGTATGCTCGTTTATCTGGCGTGGATATTCTTAATAATCCGGAGTTACTTAATACTGATTATGATATATCAGCTCGGGTTGCCCTAGCATATTTTAGAGATCGTATCAAAATTTCACCCGATGATCCTGAATATTTAGAACGTGCGCTAAAGGCGGTTGGAGGCGTAGGAGGAATTGGATTCGAAAAAAAGAGAGGATATTATCGTTATTTTATTGGAGAGCCATTTCCAGCTCCAGAGCAAACTGACAAGTCTACCAAACCGGAAGACTCGCATCAGAATGTGCCTATTGTAAATGGTGTTCCTGCAGATCGACAAAAGAATATAGCAACTGGTTTCTGTGATCCTAATATGAAGTATCCTCTTCGCGATTATATCGGAGAGCCTGATACAAATAGACTTGCTCGTGGAAAGACTATTGGAACAGCAGTAGAATTTAAAGATAAACAAAAGAGAACCGGTGTTTTGGCTGGTGGAGGAGTAACTTGGGATCAACCAAACATTCCTTATAACGCACAATATCCTTACAATAAAGTGACTGAAACAGAATCTGGTCACCTTATGGAATTTGACGATACACCTGAAAATGAGCGTATCAATATATTTCATCGTCGTGGAACATTCTTTGAAATTGATGCTAATGGCACACAAGTTAATAGAATAGTAGGCGATGGCTACACTATTATTGATAGAAATGGTTATGTCGTAATAGAAGGTGCTGCTAATATTACTGTAAAAGGTAATTGTAATTTATTAGTTCAAGCCGATGCAAACATTGATATTACAGGTGACACTAATTTGAATATGGCGGGAAAAGCCAATTTCAATGTTGCTTCTGATATGTCGCTTAATATTGGTGGAGAATTTAAAGTAAAAGCATCTAATATTAAGATGGACTCCAATTCAGACTTTAACGTTAGAGCATCTGGTTCTAATAAACTTACATCGGGTGGTAATTTTGAAGCTAATGCTTCTGGTCAAGCAAATATTGAAGGTTCAACTGTACATTTTGCAGAAGGAGCGGCTACAGCAGATAGCGCTGGATTGGGCGGACCTATTGGTCAAGGTTCTAAGAATGCACAGACGTTCGCTCAACTTCAACCTCCTCCTAGAAATCTTGAAGCTGATATGTTATTTGAAACACCTGAAGAAAATGAAGCTAATCCGGAAAAAGCTAGAGAATATCACGACAATAGACCGACTGCTCCTACTCAGGAAACTCCAATAGTAGTTCCACCTGCAGGTGCTCCACAGGCCGATAAACCAGCAAATACCAAAAATCCACAAAAAGCAGATTGTGCAGCTTTCATAAACATGACGTCATTTCCTGATTCCTATGTTGTGCATACAGATTCTACAGGATTTGCTTGGACTATTGGAATTCTGACCAAGAGCAGAACTTTAACTCCCGGCAATTATGATACGGGATTTAAGCGAGGCTTTAAACAAATGTCTGCTGCAGAATTAGTGTGTAACCTTAAAGGTCTTTCTGTGAATGTTTTAGGACCAACTAATGAAATGTTGGGACGTTGCGGAAAAGCCTGGAACCTAAATTCATGTTATAGAAATGCTGATACTTTTGGACAACATTTAATTGGGTCTGCAGCAGACATATCTATTGGTGGAAATTTTGGATATAAACCAATGTTTGATTTTGCTAAAAAGGTTTCTGAAAATTTACCTTACGATCAATTATTGCTTGAATATAGAGATAGATCAGATGGTAGAATATGCTGGGTTCATGTAAGTAATAACAACTATGGGCCTCCTCTAAAAGATCTTCGTACATTTTTAAACGATAAGACCCACACTGCTCAGAAGTTGGTTTATCTAGGTACGTAACATGTCTCTGAGTGTATATACAGATTTCGTAAAGGTAAATATATCTTGACGATTAAGATAGTTAAGAGTAATGCGTCTGGATTTCCAATTCCAGCTATTCCTTCAAGATATAATGATATTGAAGGAGCGACTACTCCTGTGAATGTATTAGAAGGAGTATATGAAAATGCATCAGCATTTTCTGTTGATATAACAATTCAAGAAGAAGATTTGAGCGGAGAACTTCCTGTGTACATCGATGTACCGGTTACTCAAGTTATTTCTAGTAATCCACCTTTTGGAATTACAATTAGTAAGCAAGGAAGTAATATACGCATAAGTGGATCTCCTTCTAAAATATTTACAGATTCGTTTTATCAATTTGTAATGCAAGATAAAAGTGTAAAGATTTTACCAGCTGATAATACTGAATCAACGCTAAAGCTAATACGTTGGTCACCACCTTCTACAAAAATAGCTTATGACGTACCATACGTTATAAATTTCAAATATTCTTCTAATGGAATAGAAATACCCGAAACTATAACCATATTGCAAGACATATATTGGGATTATGGAGTAGCAATAACTGAATTCAGAAACGTTTTAGCTAAGGAAACACAATAATGCCAGCTGTTGCAAGATCTGGAGGCTCAGATTCAGTATTATCGCCTGATGGAACTGGTCATAAGTGTAGACAACCCATGACTACAAGTACTGGAGTTGCTAGTCAAACTAGAGTTACTTCAATGGGTGTTCCAGTTGTAGTACAAGGCGATTTAGTTGGAGTTCATAATCGATCTGGATGCGTACCAGATGTATCAATACTTAGTAGCTTCTCTTCAAGAGTTTCTGCTGCTGGAAAATTTATTGGTCGTATTGGAGATGTATACGGAAACAATACTATTATTAGTGGATCCCCTAGAGTTTTTAGTAATTGATAGTATCGAAGATACATTATACCATAGCTAGAACGTCCTGTAAAATCAAATAAATAAAAGAATATGGCACGAAATACAAGAACATTCTCAGACTTAGACTTTAATTTTGGCTTGCATCCAGCAACGTCAGATGTTGTCACGCGTTATGACGAAGATGCCGTAAAGCAGTCTATAAGAAATCTAATTCTTACACAAAATTTCGAAAGACCATTTAGAAGTGATATTGGATGTCAAGTAAAAGGTCTTCTTTTTGAACCAATTTCTCCGCTTCTAACTTCTATGATAGAGAGAACGATCTCAGATACTATAATTAATTATGAGCCAAGAGTAGATCTTCTTAATATTGCAGTTAAATTTAGTCCAGAGAATAATAATGCATATATTAGTATAGCGTTTAAGTTGAAGAATACGTTAACGCCATTAAATATCAATTTAATCCTAGAGAGAACTAGATGAATACCAACAACAGAATACAAGTATCTGAGCTAGATTATAATCAGATACGAGAAAATCTTAAGACTTTCATGCGAGGTCAGTCACAGTTTAGTGATTATGATTTCGAAGGATCTGCTCTTTCTACGTTAATTGATTTGCTCGCCTATAATACTCATTATAATGCATTGTATACTAACTTAGCTGTTAATGAAATGTTTCTCGATTCGGCTAGTAAGAGAAGCAGCGTAGTATCTATAGCTAATAATTATGCATACACACCAACTTCAGCAAAGAGTTCCGAGGCAACATTGAGTATTACTGTGACCCAACAGAATGCTACTGCACAATTGAAGTATATTCCAAAATTTTCAGCATTTTCTACGACGTATAATAATGTTCCTTACGCGTTTTATACATTGCAAGATTATGTAGCAGAAAGAAATGGTGATACCTATTATTATCCATCTGTAAAAATTTACGAAGGAACTCCTCAAACATTCGTGTTTATATGCACAGAGTTAAATCAAAAATTTGTTCTTCCAAATACTGATATCGACACTTCAACGTTATCTGTTACAGTGCAACTTACTGGCGAACAACCAAGTTATGAAAAGTATATTTTAGCGAGTGATATAATTTCTTTAAATAATACTGATAAAGTATTTTATCTAAAAGAACTAGAAGATTCTACTTATCAGCTTTCATTTGGTGCAAATGGTTTAGGATTACCAATTGCAATTGGTAATATTATTACTGCTCAATATTTAGTTTGCAATAAAGATGCTCCTAATGGTGCTTCTTTATTTACATATACTGGTCAAGGAGTTGGGGGGCTTGTAGCTCCTTCAACAATATCGTCTGCTTTAGGTGGACAAGATAAAGAAACCGTTGACCAAATAAAATACAATGTTTCTAAAACATATTATAATCAAAATAGAGCTGTTACTCCAAATGATTATAGTTCTATCATTACAAGACTATATCCAAATTTAGATTCCATTAGCGTATGGGGCGGAGAGGATAATGATCCACCGCAATACGGAAGAGTGTTCATTTCGATTAAACCTAAGGATCAACCATACTTAACACCATCTGAAAAATCATATATCACTGAAACTATATTAAAATCAAGAAATATTGTATCGGTATCTCCACAAATTGTAGATCCTTCATATATTGATTTGGAAATTAATACAACAGTATATTATAATAAGAATAAGACAACTAGATCTGCTGATCAAATTATCACATCAGTAAATAATGCGATTCGAAATTACAATGATACTTATTTACAAAAGTTTGATGGCGTCTTTAGAATGTCAAAATTTTCTTCGATTATAGACGATACAGATCAATCAATAGAAAGTAGCATAACAACGTTTAAAGCCTATTGTCAGGTTACACCTAAATATAATGTGTACTCAGAATATAAGCTTAACTTGGTTAATCCAATTTATAGCGCAGGCGTGCCAGAAGAGGCATTTACTTCTTCTGGATTTTATGTAGATTCTACAGATGTAGTACATTATTTAGATGATGATGGCGTTGGAAATATTCGTCTATATACGATTATAGAAGGAACCGGCGTGAAATCTATTAAGAATCCTTCCATAGGCACAATAGATTATGCCAATGGTTTCATATATGTTAAGGGTTTAACTATAGTTAATTTAGTAGATGCTAATTTTTATTTCGTTATAAAAACACAATCATATGACGTAGCGTCTATACGAAATCAAATTGTGAATATACCCGATGATAGAATAACAGTTAACGTTGTAGAAGACGTACAATCTTCCGGAACATATGCGGGCGGAACTAATTATAAGTTTACATCAAGCAGAAATTAATGTCAAATAAAGCAAAATTATCTAATATAGTTCAGAGACAGTTTCCTGAACACATTAGAGAAAATTATCCAGGGCTAGTAGAATTCGTAAAATTATATTACGAATTTCTTCAGGATTCTCAGGTGCAAGATCTTGAGAAAATACGTGACATTGACACTTCTTTAGACGAATTTAT